TGCAAACAGTTTATTGTCAAGTATCAAATAATGATTGGGTTTCAAGAACCGCGGCAGTAGATTACATGGTAGTCGCTGGTGGAGCAGGTGGTGGAGATGGTGGTGGAGGTTCAGGTGGTGGTGGCGGAGCTGGAGGTTATAGAGCTTCTGGTTATGGACCAAGTCCATTACAAGGATCAGCACAAGAATTAAGTTTAGGAACATATGCAGTAACAGTTGGAGCTGGTGGAGCTGGAGCTAGCACTGGTGTTTCTGGAAATGTATCAACAATAGGAACAATAACATCTGACGGTGGTGGTGGCGGTGGTAGAGTAAATGCAGTAGCTGGAGGTTCTGGTGGTGGAGGTGGTGCACCTAATGGAAGTGGTGGTGCAGGTAATACTCCTCCAACAAGTCCTTCACAAGGTAATAGTGGTGGAAATGGTTCTGGTAACCCCAATACATATGCTGGAGCAGGTGGTGGTGGAGCGACTGCTGCTGGAGCTAATGGAGCAATTCCAGGAGGTGGTGGAGCTGGTGGAGCTGGAGCACCTAACGCAATTACAGGAACAGCAACATCTTACGGTGGAGGTGGAGGTGGAGCCTCTGGAAAAGAACCTGGAGGCAGTGATATTAATGCTGGAGCTGGTGGAGCTGGTGGTGGCGGAGCTGGCGGAACAAGAACTTGCGGAACTGCAGGAACAGCAAATACTGGCGGTGGTGGCGGTGGTGGAGGTTATTTCCCTGGTACTAAATCAGGTGCAGCAGGTGGTTCAGGTATCGTGATCGCAAGATCAGGATCAACTTGTGGAGTTTTATTTACAACATGTAGTGCATGTGCACCAGTTACATCTCCTGATGGTTCAACTATGATTGCAGAAATTAAAGCATCAACTAATTTAAATATTTTAGATTCAGGTGCAGGTGTAGCATTTGATTATCTAGTAGTAGCAGGTGGTGGAGGCGGTGGATCTAACTATGCTGGTGGTGGAGGAGCTGGAGGATATAGAACATCTTTTCCAGGTGGAACAAAATTACAATTACAACCAGGACCAATTGCTATTACAATTGGTGGATCTGGAGCAGGTGGTAGTTCAAATGCTAGAGGTTCATCAGGAACAGGATCAACTGTTGGATATATATTTACAGATGGTGGTGGTGGTGGTGGTAATGCCAGTGGAGGAATACAAGACGGACTTGATGGAGGATCTGGTGGTGGTGTTGCAAATGATGGAGCCCCTTTCCCTGCACCATCAGGTAATGTTAGACCAACTGACCCTGTTCAAGGTTTTAATGGTGGTCAAGGTAGACAACCTCCAGGTAATAATGGAGCTGGTGGTGGCGGTGGAGCTACAGCTGTTGGAGCAAGTGGTGGTGGTCCTACAAGTCAATCAGGAGATGGTGGTGCAGGAGCCACAAATTTAATTACAGGAAGTCCAGTAGCTTATGCTGGAGGTGGTGGTGGAGGTGCACAAAATGCACCAGCTCCAGTTGGAGCAGGTGGTTTAGGTGGTGGTGGAGCAGGTGGACAAAGCAGTAGTCCTCAAACAAATGGAACTAATGGAACAGTTAACACTGGTGGTGGTGGAGGTGGCGGTGGTTGTGGAACAAATACTGGAGGAAATGGTGGTACAGGAATTGTTATATTAAGAGCACCTGGATCAACATCTATTTCAGCGGCACCAGGAACTAATACAATTGCAACGTTGCCAGCACCAGAAGGTGGCTGTAAAGTAGCATCATTTACTGTATCGGGAACGTTGACAATAAGTTAAAATTAAAATATATATTAAACACTAAGGAGATAAAAATATGGCACATTTTGCAGAATTAAAAACAAAAGTAGATCCAACAGGATTCACAACTGATACTCATCAAGTTGTTGAAAGAGTAGTAGTTGTAGGAAACGATTGCGTTCCTTCAGACATGCACGCTGATGGTGAAACATGGTGTATTAACTTTTTCAATGGTGGTATTTGGAAACAAACTTCTTACAATAATAATTTTAGAAAAATGTATGCAGGTATCGGAATGATTTATGATCCTGTAAAAGATAAATTTTTAGCACAACAACCTCATGCTTCATGGTCATTAGATTCAAGTGACGATTGGCAAGCACCAATAACTTATCCAACAGTTACAGAAGAAGGTGATGTTAGATACATAATTTCTTGGAACGATACAAAATATCAAGCTGACAACACACAAGGTTGGGAAGCAACTAAATCAAACGACGAATCGGAAACACCTACCAAATATAATTGGAACGGCTCAGCTTGGGTGTCCGAATAGGAGACTCAAATGGCCAGAACTAATGGCGGAATAATCGGTGTAAGTAACAAAACTTCTTTCGGGAAGAATACTGTTACATCTAAAACATCAAGCACACCAAGTGCGGTCACTACACAACCAGGGACAAGATTTGTTGATACTCTTGTTGTTGCTGGTGGAGGCGGTGGTGGATCTACAAGTGGTGGTGCTGCTGGTGGCGGCGGAGCAGGTGGTGTTAGATGTATTACAAATATTCCAGTTAGTGGTAATACAGCTTTAGGAGCAGTAGTTATTGGTGGTGGAGGTTCTGCACATTCAGATGGAGTTAATTCAAGTATTGTTATAGGAGGCACAACTTACACTTCTGAAGGAGGTGGAGCAGGTGCAAGAAGTCAAGCATGTTTCACTAATGCAGGAACAGGTGGATCAGGAGGTGGTGGACAAGGTTATACAGGTCCCTCACCAGCAGGTTCAAAAACTGGAGCAGCAGGAAATACTCCTCCTACAACTCCCCCACAAGGAAATGCTGGCGGAGATGGAGTTCAATCTTGTAGTTCTGGATGCGCACAAGCTGCTGGAGGAGGTGGTGGAGCAGGAGCATGTGGAGCTAATGCGGTGCAACCAAGTCCTACTTCTAGTTCAGGCGGTGCTGGTGGTGCTGGACTTACAACTAATATTACAGGTTCATGTGTCACTTATGGTGGCGGCGGTGGTGGTGGAAAAAGACTAGCAGGTGGTGGATGTAAAGGTGCAGGTGGTGCTGGTGGTGGAGGTGCTGGTGGTCAAGGACCATCAACACAAGCTACTGCAGGAACTGCTAACACTGGTGGTGGCGGAGGTGGAGCAGGAGTAGAACCTAGTTCAGGTGGAGCAGGTGGATCGGGAGTAGTTATCGTAAAAGAATTAAACAAAGCAAGTGGTGTGTGGTCAATGCAAAGTCAAATGTCAGAACAGCAACAAGGAACATGGCCAAGGTTTTTAGAAAGTTATTCATTAGATTATTTAGTAGTAGCTTCTGGTGGTGGAGCTGGAGGTGGTGGCGGTGGTGGAGCTGGAGGTTATCGTGCGTCAGGATATGGTCCTTCACCTTTACAAGGTGATGCTTTAACCATACAAGAGGGAAATTATGATATTGTAATAGGTGCAGGTGGAGCTGCAGGGAAAGGTAATGATTCTAGTTTTGATTCTATTACATCAGCAAGTGGTGGTGGAGGTGTTAACGCTGTTCCTGCTGGACCTAATCAAGATGGAGGATCAGGAGGTGGTACTAATAGTCCAACTGGAGGATCTGGTGGATCAGGAAATACACCTCCTGTAAGTCCACCTCAAGGAAATGATGGTGGAAGCACTGGAAACGGTGGGGGTGGTGGAGCGACTGCTGCAGGTGCAAATGGAAGTGCATCGACTGGTGGAGCAGGAGGAGCAGGAGCACCAAATACAATTTTAGGACCAGATACAACATATGCTGGTGGTGGAGGAGGATCTGGACCAAGTGGAGCAGGATCTGGTGGAGCTGGAGGTGGTGGAGCAGGCGGACCTGGTGGTGGAACAAACGGTACTGCAAACACTGGTGGTGGAGGTGGAGCAAACTGGTTTGGTGGTAGTAGAGGATCAGGTGGATCAGGTATTGTAATAGTTAGAGGACCAAGCGCAGTTACATTTAGTGCTAACCCAGGTCCATCTGCAACAATCTCAACTCACCCTGGTGGAGATAAGTTAGCTAAGTTTACAGCTTCAGGTACATTGACAGTTTCATAATAAATGTTATATTAAGTTCATAAAGACATATGAACCTTACAAACTATTATTGGTATTTTAAATCAGCCATTCCAGAACGTATCTGTGATGATATTTCTAAATACGGAAAACAACTTCAAGAACAAATGGCAGTTACAGGTGGTCTTGGTAATAAAAAATTAAATCAAAAACAAATTAAAGATTTAAAAAAGAAAAGAGATTCTAATATTGTTTGGATGAATGATAGATGGGTATATAAAGAAATACAACCCTATATTCATCAAGCAAATGCATCAGCGGGTTGGAATTTTAATTGGGATTATTCTGAGTCTTGTCAATTTACAAAATATAAAAAAGGCCAGTATTATGATTGGCATTGCGATAGCTGGGATCAACCTTATCAACGACAACAAGGTGATCCATCGCACGGTAAGATTAGAAAATTATCAGTAACGGTTACTCTATCAGATCCAAAAAATTATAAAGGTGGCGAGTTAGAATTTGATTTTAGAAATCTTGATCCAGATAAAAAACCTAATATTAAAAAATGTACAGAAATATTACCTAAAGGATCTTTGGTTGTATTTCCTTCATTTGTATGGCATAGAGTATGTCCAGTAAAAAGTGGAGAAAGAAACAGTTTAGTAATATGGAACTTAGGATATCCATTTCAATAAAGGAGAAATATGAAAAAGAAAAAAGCTAAAGCTAGAAAACAAAAAATAAAAAAAGAAGTTGCAGGTTATCCTCAACAATTACAATTAGAAGAATTTTTTAAATGTCCTATATGGTTTGCAGATGAACCAAAATTTGTAGATAGTTTAAATAAAGCATCAGACAAATATATTGAAGAATCAAAGAAAACATTAAAACCAGCTATCGATAAACGTAATAAAAAGTTTGGTGACAAAGGAGACATGGGTCATGTATTCCATTCAACAACATTAATTGGTGATCCTAACTTTAAACAATTACAAGATTATATAGGTGCAACAGCACATAACTTATTAGGTGAAATGGGTTTTGACATGTCTGGTCATCAATTATTTACTACAGAAATGTGGGTACAAGAGTTTGCTAAAAAAGGTGGTGGACATCATACTTTACATACACATTGGAACGGCCACATATCAGGTTTTTATTTTTTAAAAGCAGATGAATCTACATCTTTGCCTATGTTTGAAGATCCAAGACCAGGTAATGTTATGAATTTATTACCAGAAAAAGATAAAACAAAAGTAACCTATGCTAGTTCCGCAATAAATTATCAAGTAAAACCAGGTAGAATAATGTTTTTTCCATCATACCTACCTCATCAATACATTGTAGATATGGGTTATAATCCGTTTAGATTTATACATTGGAACTGCCAAGCAATACCAAAAGGAGTATTAAATGTCGTTTAAGAAAAATAAATACACAGTATTAAAAAACGCTATCTCACCTGAAATTGCAGAATTTGTTTATAAATATTTCTTAAACAAAAGAGAAGTTGCAAGATTTTTATTTGATCAAAAATATATTTCACCTTTTACAGAATATTATGGTGTATGGAATGATGAGCAAGTGCCAAATACTTATTCACATTATTCTGATATTGCTATGGAAACTTTATTACAACAAGTAAAACCAGTTATGGAAAAACACACTGGAATTAAGTTAAGTCCTACGTATTCCTACGCAAGAATTTATAAACAAGGTGATGTACTAGCTAGACATAAAGATAGATACTCATGTGAGATATCTACTACATTAAATTTAGGTGGTGATCCTTGGTCAATTTATTTAGATCCAACGGGTAAGACAGGTCAGGCTGGTATTAAAGTCGACCTCAACCCTGGAGATATGTTAATATATTCTGGTTGTGATCTTGAACATTGGAGAGAAGAATTTAAAGGTAAAGACTGTGGACAAGTGTTTTTACATTATAATAAAGCTAGTTCTAAAACAGCTAAAGAAAACTATTTAGACAAAAGACCTTTGTTAGGCGCACCTGCCTGGTTTAAAGGTGTTAAGTTGACAAAAATTAAGAAATAGTCTATACATTAGGCTTGTACGGAGAGTTCCACCACACCACTCTCCGTACTTTTTACTATATCCATTAAGTAATAAATTTGATATATAAGGATTTATTATGTTACAAAAGATAGGTTTTCAGCCAGGATTTAACAAACAAATCACAGAAACCACAGCCGAAGGACAATGGGTTGATGGAGATAATGTAAGATTTAGATATGGTACACCTGAAAAGATAGGTGGCTGGTCGCAGTTAGGTGAGTCAAAACTTACAGGAGCTGCAAGAGCTTTACATCATTTAGTTAATAAATCTGGTAACAAATTTGCAATCATAGGCACAAACAGAATCTTATACGCATATACTGGTGGTATATTTTATGACATTCACCCTATCAAAACTACAACAACTTTAACAAACGCTTTTAGTACCACGAATGGTTCAACAACAGTTACTATAACATTTAGCACGGACCATAACATTCAAGAAAATGATATTATTCTTTTAGATAATTTTACAACAATCACAAACTCTAATTACTCAGCGTCAGACTTTGATGATAAAAAATTTATGGTAACCTCTGTTCCAACAGGAACAACTTTAA